CTATCCCCGAAGGCTGGAACCGAAGGAATTCCCAGGGAAATTCCCGAGATTGGTCGGACCCTTCCCCGATTGGAAACTATTCGGGTAGGGAATGAATCGCTGGCTCCGCTGGTGGTCGAATGGGCTGCCACCCATTTAGGCATTGAGCTTCTCCCCTGGCAGGTTCACGCGCTTCACGGATTGCTGGAGCTGGGCGAAGACGGTGATCTAGTTAATCGTTCTGGTTATTTGTCCGTAGCGAGACAAAATGGAAAAACGGTATTGGGTCAGGCTTTACTAGGGACCTGGCTGACTACCTTCGCGCGTCTTCGCGGTAAACCCCAGACGGTTCTGAATACAGCTGATGAGCTTTCTTTAGCGTGTCAGCAATTCGAGCGCGTAGCGCCGGTGCTGAAAGATTCATTCGGCTTCGAGCTGAAGTGGGGGTATGGGCGAATGGAAGCGAAAGGTCCAGACGGATCACGCTGGTTCGTTAAAGCCGCCACGCCTACAGCAGCTCATGGATTAAGTGTGGATTTCGCGTGGGCTGACGAAATCTGGGCTATCACTGACGAAGTTCTAGCGTCCGGTATTAAGCCCACTATGAAAGCCAGGAATAAGTTCACAGCTGGCGGGTCGCCGCTAATGCTGATGACGTCCACAGCTGGAACGGAAGGGTCAGCTGCTCAGCTTCGATACCGTGAACAGGGGCTAAAGCTGATAGACGAAAAGCGCGCGAATAAGTTTTACTTCGCTGAATGGTCCGTTCCTGAAGGCGTGGATTACATGGGCGACATTTCCTGGTGGGCGTGGGCTAACCCTTCACTAGGGACGCTGCTTCAGTGGGAAGACATGATTGCTGACAGCGATCACCCTGACAGAATCAGCTTCCTTCGTGGGTCACTGAATTTATTTGTGGCGGCTGATCAGGCATGGCTTCAGCCTGGCGAATGGGACAAGTGTTTAGTAGCTGAAGAATTCCCAGCTGGTCCGACAGTGCTGGCAGTGGATTCGTCTCTAGACGATTCGCGCTATCTGGGAGTAATCGCGGCGGTGGACGATCTAAACAGGGTCCACGTGAAAACAGCGTTTAACGTTTCGACCCTTCGTGAATGTCAGGAATACATAGCTGATCTAATGGAAGACGCCCAGGTTCGCCTGGCTATTACGCCCAGCCTGGAAGCACACGTTCCCCAGCATTTAGAAAAGCGGAAGACAATAGTGGGCTATGGCGAGCTGTTGAAGTGGACCACCCTGACGAAGAACCTGATCCTTGAAGGGCGTATTTGCCATGACGGAGAAGAAACGCTTTCTTCCCACATGAATAGGGCGGTAGCAATTCGACAACAGCATTCCGTAGCTCTCAGCTCGAAACGCTCCCCAGGTCCTATCGAGCTAGCACGCTTGACAATTTTCGCCGCCGGTATTGCTTCGCGTCCGCGAATGATTGGCAAGGCTGCTATGGGGCGCGGCTAAAAAAAGTTTCGTTTAATACTTGCTTAATTCCGTAAACATTGACAGCCTTCGAGCGAATGGGAATTTTCTCTAGAAAAATTCAAGCTCCCGCTATTGGTGCTGACGTGCGCGCTGCCGCTGGTGGCTCCCCTATTGGTTCGTTTTACCAGTATTCAGTGGGCTACGGCGAGGAAGTCGCGCTTTCCGTTCCAACCATTTCACGCGCGCGCGACCTGATCGCGTCCATGATTGGCGCGCTGACAATGAAGCACTACACGCTTCAGTGGACAGGCGAACGCTACGAAAAGATTTATCTTCCTAATGAGCCCTGGATAGATCAGCCTGACCCAAATGTCACGCGAAACTTTTTCTATTCGAACATTTTTAGTGATCTCTTTTTTTACGGGCGCGCGTTCGCTGCTGTGACACGCCGGCGAGCTGATGACAATCGCCCAGCTGCTTTCACGTGGATTCCAGCCGCGTCTGTGAACACTTCTGACCAGGCGGGTCCACAGTGGTTCGGACCTAGCAAGGAAATCACTTTTAATGGCTACCCCCTGGAACCAAATGACGTGGTACAGATTCTGTCCCCTGTCAATGGTCTTCTATTCCAGGGTGCGCGCGCTGTCACTATCTCAGCCCATTTAGATCAGTGGACCGATAGACAAGCGACTTCAGAGCAAGTCCCTGGTTATCTTCAGCAGGTCGGCGGCGAGACTATGAGTGGCGAGGAGCTTTCTGACCTGGCTAAGAGCTGGGCGGCGCTTCGTAAATCTACAGACGGAGCTATTGGAGCGCTAAACGATTACGTCAAATTTGAAGAATACAAAAATAACCCTTTTGACATTCTTTCGAAGCAGCGTGAATACCAGGCGCTAGAGCTGGCACGCGTGGCGAACATTCCCCCCTATTTGGTTGGCATTCCTACGGGCGGCATGACTTACCAGAACGCACAGCAAGCGCGTCAGGACTTGTACCTTTTCGGCGCGAAGCCATACATAGACGCGATTGAACAGACTTTTTCAATGAATCAAATTCTCCCTAGAAACAGGTTCGTTGAATTTGACGTTAAAAGCTACCTGTCCGAAAATTCGCTAGCTGATCCAGAAGTAATGGTTGAGCCTGACGTAGAAGATTCCCCAGACATGGAAGAAGAAAATTCGTGAAACTTACTTTTCAAGCTGTACCTGTAACGCTTGACGCGTCCGCCGGCGAAGACAAGCCGCGCACAATTACCGGCATAGCTGTCCCCTGGGAAACAGTCGCGGTAGTCAGCTCAGGCGAAAAGGTTTTAGTGAAGCGCGGCGCTTTCAATTTGGAAGCGAAGCCGAAGCTTCTCGAAAATCATGACATGACCCAGCTTCGGGGCGTTGTCAATGAATTAGCAGACAGTGACGAAGGTCTTCTTTTCGAAGCCACGTTTGCTCGCACAGCTGCCGCGAATGACGCGGTAGAGCTGGTGAAAGCTTCTGCTTATGATTCGGTTAGCGCTGGTTTCACCCCCACGCGCTACAAGTACGACAAGAAGGGCGTTTTAATCGTGGAAGCTGCCGAAATCCACGAAGTCAGCCTTGTCGCCATGCCAGCCTGGAAAGAGGCTGTCATAACTGAAATCGCTGCTTCTTCTCCAGAGGAATCAGACGAAGAAGAAACACAAGAACCCCAACAAGAGGAGAATTCCGAAATGGAACATTCACCAGAAGTGGTCGAAGCACAAGCTGAGACTGTCCCAACCAACCCAGTAATTTTCGCTTCAGCGAAGCGTGAATTCAAACTTCCAACAGCTGCCGAATACATTTCAACAATGTTGAAGGGCGGCGCTGATTGGGCTCAAATGTCCGCACGCATTCAAGCCGGAGCGCCTGACGTATTGACCAGCGACCTGGACGGAATCCTTCCGGTCCCCATTGTTCAGCCTGTCTATAACTCGCTTTTGGGTCGTAGAAATGTGATCGAAGCCGTAGGGGCACGCGCTATGCCAGCAGGCGGAAAAGTGTTTATCCGTCCTAGCGTTACAACACACACTTCTATTGCTGCTGTTACTGAAAACAACAACAACATTCAAAGCGGAACTTTCGTGATCACTGACAACCAGGTCACGAAGCAGCAGTACGGCGGCTATGTCGAAGTAAGCCAGTTCTCACTTGACGTCACACAGCCAGAAGTAGTGTCGCTTCTTCTTGACGACATGGCGCGCGTGTACGCGAAGCAAACTGAAACAGCGGTAGAAACAGCTCTCGAAGCAGGCATTACAACAACCCAAGCCGCCTTTGATGTGACGAGCCCTGAAGCATGGGCGGACTTCGTCTATGACTGCTCAGCAACAATCCTGAACGCTTCAAGTCACTTGCCAACTCACATGTTCGTAAGTCCTTCGTTCTGGTCGGCTCTTGGAAAATTGACGGACGACTCGGGCAGACCGCTCTTCTACGCGGATCGCGCACTTAACCCAATGAACGCCTACGGACAGCTTTCGCCTGGCTCATTGTTCGGAAGCGCTTTCGGCTTGTCAGTCGTTGTAACCCCATACAACTCCGACTTCCTGGCTGTTGGTAACGCTGACGGCTTCGAGATTTTCGAGGATTTACGCGGAAGTCTCCAAGTGACAGTTCCGAATCAGCTCAGTCGCACAATCGCTTGGTATGGCTACCTGGCGACTCTGATGATTGACCCAGCGAAGTTTGTAAAAATCGCTTAGTCCGTTGATGACTGTTTGAGGGGGTGAGTATGTCCGCGCCAGTGTTTCCGATTTCTTTAACTAAAGAGATCACGAATGTCACAGCTACTGCTGGAACGTGGACGCTCACCCTTTCAGACGTGGACGGAATCATTTCGGGAATGCGATTCAGCGTGGGCGGTTTCACAACTGCTAACTGGAACGTACAAAACGAAACTGTTGATTCTGTCAATCAGGTAAATAAAACAGTCACCTACAGTCACGCGAACACTACGGTCACAAGCCAGGCAGCGTGGGCACAGTTCCATTTATCGTGTACCTGGATTACGCTCGGAGAATTGGAAGGTGCTCTAGGTTACGAATTTGACGCCGGCGACACAGCCTGGGCTGAAGCACAAGTAGCGGCGGCTAATGACTGGTCTTATCGAATGAGGCAGTCAGCCGGCTATGAGGATCACCCCAATTACGCGCCTGGATCAGACGCGAAGCAGGGCGTCATTCTTTACGCTTCACAGCTGGTGAAACAGCGTGGAGCTGTGGACGGATACGCGTCATTCGATAACCAGGGTTTTGGCGTAGCTCCAGGGCAGTCTTACGCACAGATTCTGGCGCTGCTGGGCTGTAAAAAGCCACAGGTCGGATAATGGCTGGGTTCCTTCAGGACGCCATTGACGCCTGTGCTGACGCTCTCACGGACGCGGAAATTGTCTGGGCTTATGACCCAGGGCAAGCGCGCCCTAAGTGCGTGATGATCGAGCTTCCAGACTTCAGTGTTTACGCGCGAGCTGTAGCAGACATTCGAATTCGTCTTCGTGTGTGCGGTTCTCCCCCAGGGAATCGCGCGAACAATGACTTCATTCTTTCGACAGTCGAAGAAATTCTTCAGTCGGAAATAATCGTAGAAAGCGGTTCTCCAGGTACTGCCGAATACGGAAACCAGCAACTACCCACATACGACCTAATAGGTCGAATCGGAACCAACAGATAAGGACAGAAAATGGCTACCACCACGTTTCTCAGTAACGGAACAGTCAATTTAACCCAGGGCGCTACTACCTGGGATTTAAGCGATCAGGCTTCCAACATTTCCCTAACAATCGGAAACGAACCGCTTGAAAGCACAGCCTTCACAAGTTCGGGCAGCCCTACAGGACGCTCATACGTGCCAGGTCTTCAATCGGTAGAAGTTTCTCTTACCTTGTATCTCAGCTATGGCGCGAGCGAAGTCGAAGAAGCGCTTTCGACTTGTGTAGGAAAGTCTTCGACCCTGGTCATTTCGCCTAGCGGAACCACAGAGTCCGCTTCAAATCCCGAGTACACGATTACCGGCGCATACCTTGAAAACTTCACCCCGATTAACAGCGCTATCGGTGAGCTGGCAACAGTGGAAGTCACATTTACTGGCGGCACATGGGCGCGTGACGCGTCTTAATAATTGAAAGGGGACACCAGTGAAGCTAAAGCTAAAGATCACACAGACAGACGAAACAGCGTTCGAAGTAACAACGAACCTGTTCGTCATTATCGCCTGGGAACGGAAATTTAAGCGTAAAAGTTCCGAGCTAGGTGCTGGGCAAATAGGTCACGAAGATTTGTTATTTATGGCTTACGAAGCCGCGAAGCTCAACAACATTCCTGTTCCGCTGACGTTTGACGCTTTCATTTTGAAGTGTGAAGACATTGACGTTATTTCGGAGCCTGTAAACCCTACGGAGCTGGGCAGTGGGGCAGGCAACTAGCAGAAGTGTTAGTTGAAACTGGCTACTACCCAGCAACGGTCCCATTCGACTTAGAAGAACTAGCCACAGTGGTCAGCGTCATTAACGAACGAAGGAAGAAACAAAATGCCAGTAAGCGCCAGCGTTGAAGTTTTCGGGGTTCGTGACGCATTAAAAGAGCTGGGGCAAATTGACAAGAAGCTTCGCTTTAAAGCTGTCAATAAAATTAAAGGGGCGTCAGCCGAAATGCTGGCGGTGGCGCGTAGCTCATACCCAGATAATTCTGATCTACAAGACACGCTTCCAGGCTGGTCCACTAAGGGACGCCTGGGTTACGACAAGAAGAAAGTGGACAGCGGCGTTACCGTCCAGGTCGGGGGGCGTTCAGTAGGTCAGTCTTACGCCATAGTCACAATCGTTCAGAAGAACGCTGGCGGCGCTCTATTTGACATAGCAGGACTACGGAACGGTTCAGAGGGCGTAGGCGGTACGGATCGCCTGGGGCGTAATCGAGAAGACAGCCAGAGTGAAGCCTTTCTTAGAAACCTGAACGCTTCCTACGGAAAAGCTCAGCGCGGTATGTGGCGGAAAATTAAAGTCATTCGTGAGCTGGCAGACGGTGAGCTAATGAAAGCGCTCGAAGAAGTGGCAGCTGAAACCAATAGAAAGCTGGTCTCGTAGTGTCCATTTACATTCCAATTATTTCGGAATTCAAAAGCGCTGGAATTGACAAGGCTAAAAAAGAATTCGCTTCTCTCGAAGGCGTAGGGGCGAAAGCTGGATACGCGGTGAAGAAAGCAGCTGTTCCCGCTGCCGCTGCTGTCGCCGGCTTAGCTGCTGCCGCATTTGACGCCACTAAAGCAGCTGTAGAAGACGCGGCTGCCCAGGCGGAGCTGGCGCGCACGTTACGCCAGGCGACTAAAGCAACGGACGGAAGTATTGCCGCCACTGAAGACTGGATTTCGGCACAGGGCAGGGCTTTAGGCGTTTCTGATGATGATCTACGCCCAGCTCTAGCGAAGCTTGTCCGCCAGACTGGTTCGGTCACGAAAGCTCAGGACGCCCTAGCTCTCAGTATGGACATAGCAGCGGCGACAGGTAAGCCGCTGAGCGCTGTCACAGCTAGTGTCGAAAAAGCCCTAGGGGGTCAGACGAACGCTTTAGCCAAATTGGACCCTTCTCTTAAAGGTCTGATTAAGGAAGGCATGAGCGCCAGCGAAGCTATGGGGGTGCTTAATGGCAAGTTCGGCGGAGCAGCGGCGGCAGCTGCTGACACAACAGCTGGCAAGTTCCAGCGCGCGTCCCTGGCATTCAGTGAAACGAAGGAAAGCATTGGAGCCGCGCTTATTCCGGTACTTGAAAAAATGCTTCCGTACCTTCAGAAGTTCGCGGAATGGGCTTCAGAGAATCCGACCCTTATCGCCGCTGTAGCTGCCGCGTTCGGCGTCCTAGCTGTCTCGATTTTGGCTGTTAATGCTGCTATGGCGTTAAACCCTGTTTCGTTGATTGTTATCGGCATTGTGGCGCTTGTGGCGGCGCTGGCTGTGGCATACAAGAAGTTCGAAGGCTTTAGAAAAATCGTGGACAGCGTTTTTAGCGGAATGAAGTGGTGGATCAGCAACGTCACAATTCCAGCGTTCGAACTAATGCTTTCCGTTATTAAGGGAATCTTTAACGGCATAGCGAAGCTGTGGAATAACTCCATTGGCAAGGTCAGTATTAAAATCCCAGACATTCCTGGGCTTCCTGGACGCGGGAAGGAATTCGGCGTTCCGAACATTCCGCTTCTAGCAAATGGCGGAATTGTGAACAGCCCTGGCGGTATTTTGGCGGTTGTAGGTGAAGCTGGTCCAGAAGCAGTCATTCCCCTAGACAGAATGGGCGATTTTGGCGGCGGCGGAAACATTTACGTCACTGTCCAGGGCGGCGACCCTAATGCTGTAGTGGACGCTCTCCGGCGCTACCAGCGCCAGAACGGAGCCATTCCTATTCGGGTGGCTTCGTGACCCTAGCGAACTTTACTGTTGAGTATTCCGCCAACGGAAGCAGCTGGACACAGCTCAGCAACGTTCAGAACGTTTCTGGCTTTTGTGGGCGGCGCGTACTACAGGACACTTTCGAGCCTTCGACAATGAATGTAACGCTTCGCTACCCCACTGGTTACGCGTCTCCCATTACTGATCTAGTGGTAGGGACCTGGATACGCGTGAAGCGCACAGGCGCTACTTATGAATACTGGCGCGGACGAATTCGAGACGTAACAGCTAACTACGGAATTCCTTACTTAAGCGGAGTAGGTAACGCGGACTATTTGGTTATTAGCGCTGAAGGCGCTCTAGCTGAAATGGGGCGTCTCCAGGGCAATAATCAGCTGATTACTTCTGACCTGGTTTATTGGCTGCTGTCAGACGTGAACACTTACACTGGCGTTCCTGTCGGAACTACTTTCACTGAAGCAAATTCCCCCACACTAGGAAGCTACGAAGTGGGCGGATCGTATGCGGAGTATCTGAACCTAATCGCTACTTCAGTAGGGGCAACGATTAAAGACGGAAGCGTTCAAGTAGGCGTGTACACGAAAGACTTTAACGGCACGCTTCCAGCTGTATTCAGTGACACGCTGAACGATTCCACCAATCAGGTTTACGATCAAATCCGTTTTGATTCGTTAGCTGCTGACTATTTCACCCAGGTCGAAGTTAATACCCAGGACTACGGAAACATAGTTTCAAGCGTTGGAAGCGCGCCCTATCGAACGCTTCGAATTTCAACGATTAACAGCAGCGCCGCACAAGCTGAAGATTTAGCTAATTACTACTTAGGTATTTATTCGAACCCTTCGTTCGGTATCAGTGAAATCAGCTGTTTAGCAGAAGCTCAGAACAGCATGAATCTAGAATTTGGATACGCCTGGTATGACTTACCTGGTTACCGGACCTATGTGAATTTTCGTGGGCAGTCTTACTACATGACCATTCTGGGGACTTCGTTTGACGCTACGCCTGAATCAGCTCGCTACACGTACTATCTCGCCGCTGCTGATCTGACCCCATACTTCGTGCTGGATTCAGACATTTACGGCGTACTAGACCAAAACAAACTTTCGTGGTAAAGGAATAACTATGGCAACACCCCCAACATTTTCAGTAGGTCAGACACTTACGGCGGCACACATGAACGCTGTGGGGTTATGGAAAATTTCGCCGACAAGCGTGGCGGGTACAGGCGTTTCACTAAGTAACGGTCAAGTAGTTTTTTCCGCTTCGACTGCCATCAGTATTAACGGCTGTTTTACTTCAGACTTCCGCCGGTATCGCGTAGAAATGAATTTTGTAAACACAGTCGGACAGGTCATGTATTGGCGACTAAGGGCTTCTGGAACAGACGCCACGAGCAACAATTACGGATACATCACGGCGTATCGTTCGTATGCGGCAGGCGCTCAAGGAAACTTTTTCGGCGCGGCACTATCCACTAGTCCCCTGGGTTATGGAGCAGCAAATACAAGCGCTCAGCTGTCTTTTGACATTGACGCTCCGTATCTTGCCGATAGAACCACACTAAGCGGAACTGGCGCATGGCAAGACGCTGCCGCCTGGACAGGTAGCCAGCACTCACTCGCTAACGCTTATGACGGAATGACGTTCTTTATCGCTAGCGGTGGGGTTAGCTATGGGACAATAAACATTTATGGATACAGAAACTAAAAAAATGGACACGCCACTAATTAAATTTCACACGCTAGAAATTCCTGATCCACCAGCTACAGAACTAACCCCAGAAGAATTAGCTGAAGAAACGAACCCTGAAAGCGAAGCAGGGAATGAGTGACCAGGTCCTTATTGCTGTCATTGGTGGCGGCTTTAGCGTCATTGTCGGATTACTTGAATTCAGTCGCCGGCAGAATAATCGCGATCACGGCGAAAACTCGAAAAAGCTTGACTATCTAGCTGAGCTGTTTCGTGACCATTTGAAAGGACACAAGTGAACCCAAAAATAAAAGCAGCTCTAGCGAGCTACGCACGCGCTCTAGTGGCGGCAGCTCTACCAGTGTGGACAGCCACCAATGATCCGAAATTAACGCTTCACGCATTGTGGGCGGCAGCGCTTCCAGTAATTATGCGCTGGGCGAACCCACAGGACCCTACTATTGGAAGGTCTAACAGTGCCGCGTAAATACCCTTTCTATCCCGCCTGGGACGGAAAAAAGGCTTCGCCGGTGGTGAAGTGGTTCGTCACAGCCTGTGGAAGGCGCTGGGGATTTACGAACCTGGGAATTTATGTGAATCGCCCTGTTAGGAATCCAGCCGCGAAGGGCGCCCTCAGTACGCACGCGACAGGCTGGGCTTGTGACGTGGGCTATTCCAGCACTAAAGCAGGGCGTAGAGCCGCTGTGGAAGCGTGGGAGTGGCTTCTAGAGCATTCTGAGAGCCTTCGTATCGCCGAAATACATGATTACCGTTATGGGGCTTTTGGGCGCGGTTTCCGCTGCTCCAGGGGCGAAGGCGCGAAAGGCGTCAAGGTTTACCAGAGCGCTAAGGAATCAGCTGGACCAGGGGGGAATTGGCTTCACGTGGAAATTGAAAACACGTGGGACGATCCAAAAGAATTCGAAGCTATGTGGCGGTCACTGCCTAAGCCCATGAAGTCTGAATAGTTCACGCTCATTCAGATTAGGAAGCGCTCAGGTAGTCCCCGCCTGGGCGCTTTCGTTATCCACCAAATGACACAGCTTTTATGTAAACATGACAGCGGAGCAGGAAGGGGACACAATGCTTCCAATAATCGGGTACACGGCAGTATGGTCGAAAGATAAAAACGTATTGGTCCAAATCTTTAGGGATTTGGAAACAGATTCGATAGAGCTGGTCACACTTGACAAGCGCGCCGATAGCGCTAGCTCCTGGGAATCGGTGACACAGGTCGGAAAAGATTGAAAAGACTGCTAGTGGCTATTTGTTTATTTACCCTGATCCCAGCACCAGCGGAAGCAGCCAGTGAAAGCTGCCCACAATGGGAACCATTATTTCGCCGGCATGGACTACCAGCTAAAACATTCTCCCGAATCGCCTGGAGAGAATCCCGCTGTAACCCTAAAAGCGTGTCAGCTGTGCGGCGCTCCACAGGGCGACCAGACGTGGGGCTTCTACAGATTCAAGGCAGCTGGGTCACAGTGACCAGCCAAATTTGTCAGGTCCCGCGTTCGAAGGTTGTCAAGGCTCTCACTGATCCAGTGTGTAACGTCCGCGTAGCTCGCTACCTGTACGACAACGGCGGCATGGGTCACTGGAAAGGCTCCAGCGGAAAATGAAAGAAAAGAACGTAGCTGTCAGAATTCCCTGGGAGCTGTGGAAGTATTTGGACATAGCACGCGCTACGCGTCAAGTCAAGTCAAATAAAAAAATAACGCTTTCCGACATTGTGCGGGAAGCCCTAGAAAACTATGTAGGGGATACATGGACAGAGAAACAGAACAACGGACACTAGTAAGCGGGGCTGCTTTCAGTCTGCTAGTCGATTATCTACGCGAGAAGAAATGTCGCTGTGCCATGAGGCGAAAAATGGAGATAGAGGGCGAATGTGTTTTCTGTCGAAATGTGGAGAAATTTAAAAAAGCGTTTCCGCTTGAATTTCAGGCTGCTTGTGAGTTTGTCGCTTTAGATAACGCGAAGGAATACAAATGAGCCTAGAAAACTATGAACCAGTAGCGGTCCGAATCGACAAGTTCTGGAAGGCGTACCCCAACGGACGCATTCTTACTGATTTGGTTGAATTCTCAGCTGAGCGCGTCATAGCACGCGCGGAGATTTACACAGATCGAGAAGATACACGTCCAGTGGCGTCAGACTTCGCGCTTGAAATCCAGGGGTCTTCGAATGTGAACCGAAATTTTCATTTAGAAGCCTGTGTTACTTCCGCGATTGGGCGCGCGCTTGCTACCTTCAACATTCAAGGCGACCCTTCGAAGCTGGGCGCTGACGCACGCCCAAGCAGGGAAGAAATGACAAAAGTGGAACGCATGGAAACCAGCAACCCAGGCGGGGGAGCTGTGACAGTGACACGCCCTGTGGGAGCCGGCACAGCGTCCGACAAACAAAAGTGGGCTATTAAGAAAATGAGTAAAGAGCTGGGGAAGCTTCCGCCTGTAACCCTGGACAGCCTGAGTAAACAGCAGGCTTCCGACCTGATCACGGAGCTAAACGCTGAGATAGCGAACGGAAAAGCAGCAGAAGAAGACGACAACAGGGAAGAACCTTTTTAATGGGTGAGACAGAAAACATTCAAAAGCAAGCATTAGAAGCAGCGTTTAACGCGGCTATCCAGGCTATGAAAGAAGCAGAAATAGAAATTCTTCGTCTTCGAAGCATTGTTTCAGCAGCTCACCAGTTCGCGCTGGATTTCCCTTGTACCTGTTGGATTAATCAGCCGAAATGCCCTACCTGTCAGTTAGTCGAAATGACCCACAATGACTGAATTCTTCCATTTCTTGGGCTACACGATTCTTATGATCATTTTCGGATTCTGGCTGGGGACACACCATGACGCGTAACGCTCCGGAAGCGCTGCTTCAGTCGAAAGTGATTCAGCTGGCGAAAATGAATGGTTTCCGCGTTCAGCATTCACGCCCTGTCCAACAGAAAGACGGACGCTGGCTGACAGCTATCGCCGGCGATCCAGGTTTTCCCGATTTAGTTTTGGCACATAGGGAACGTGGAATTTTGTTCTTAGAACTGAAAAGCAACGTAGGCAAGTTGTCGCCTGGTCAGGTCATGTGGCAGCAGGCTTTATCTCCACACGTGGAATGGTGGCTAGTTCGTGAAGCTGATCTAGACAAGCTCGCGAAGCGGCTGGGGGGCAGAAAGTGAAGATTCTGGTCACGCTGTCATGTGCCGAAATGGAAGAAGCCGCGCTAGGTGGCGTGAGGCGAAGAATTGACGCATTGAATCGCGGTAGGCGCTCGACACACCCTGAAACACCGGACCACCAGCAGCAGTGGTGGCAGTCGCACATAATCGGGGCTTTCGGGGAATACGCGGTAGCGAAGGCGCTGGGCGTTGAATGGAACCCCACGATTGGTCAGGTAGATCAGCGGGACGTGTTGGACTATGAGGTTCGAACCACTGAAGCTCCGACCCCACTGCTTCGCTATCGGGGACATAATGACCCACGCGCCAATTACATTCTGGTCAGCTCGCGAGGGAATCAGCTTCTCATTCAGGGCTGGCTTCCTGGTCACACGGTCCAGGCGTTGGGATACGAAGAATACGAAAACGTGTGGACAGCTGGAGTGGACCAGCTCTATTCCATGAGTGACTTAAACGCGGAAGTTTTGTGGAGTGACACAGTGAAACCCTATGGTCTAAAACAGGTTCGGTAGTATGCCCAGCCACAACAGAACGAAGCCCCTGGGGGCTGGTCCATGCTCACGTTGGCGATTGCTGTCAGCTGGGGAAACACACGGAAACGTGGGTAGATCGCGCTGGGCTAATTACCTACGGCGCGAAGCAGCGTTTTCAAACGACATAAATGACGCGGGTGACGGCTCTACACGGATTCAAACGGCGACCCTGGGAGACAATCCCGAAACGGCGGGAGAGACACCGACCACAGAACCGCACACACACAAGAGAACAACCGAACGAAGTGAGGGCGTTAGCAAATGAGCTACAGCAACGAATACAAAAAGAACCGCGCTGTCCTAATGGAAATGAAACAGCCCTGTCACTGGTGCGGGACACCCTGGACAAAAGGCTTCCAAGCAGATCACCTATTAGAGAAGGACGCTGGCGGAGACGATTCACTACACAACCTGGTCAGTAGTTGTGCGCCATGTAACCAGAGACGCGGACAGCTGTACCAAACACGGAAAGCAAACGCTCGCGTCCAGGCTCGAAATAAAGCAGCAGGACTCCCTAACAT